GGAGGGATCTGCTTGGTGGTTTACTCATGGTTCAGGTAGAAGTGGAAAAAGAGAGTCTAGTCTACATTCAAAACAAAATGAAACGTAGTTACGCCCTCTTACGTCAAAAGGAGAAAAAATGCGAGGTTATATTATTGCATCTATTTTGATTATTGTAGGACTACTTGCAATTGCATATAAGGGTACACTGCCTGTAACTGATTGGAAACTTGCATATTTAACTGAACTTTCGAGCGCCCTATTGGTAGGCGGCTTATTATCAGTTCTTTTTAAGCTTTTTCAGGATAAAGAATCAGAGAACAATTTAAGACGTATGCTTCGCATCCATGATAGTGTCGACGAATTGGGACTCGTAGAAATTGTTCCAGAATCGCAAGGATTTAATTTTACTCCGATAATAGAAGAATCAGAGAACCTTTCAGTTATTATGAATGATGCTCTCAGATGGGTAGGTAACAACACAGTAAGCTTGCAAAATAGATTGTCTAGAAAAAGCAAAACCACTGAAGTTTTCGTTGTTGATCCGGACTCATCATTTGTTGATAGCTTGGCAGCCAAAACAGGTGTCAGTAAAGAAGATTTGCAAAGAAAAATCAAGGAAACTTGGAAAAGGCTAGAGAATATCTACAACTCATCTGAAAGGAAAGGGACCTTAAAAATATATAGACTCAAAACTTATCCCACCAGATCCATGTTTCTTACTGAAGATGCGTTGATTGAGACCCCTTACCAAGTTGCATCTGGCAGAGCCAATATTCCAGTATATATATACCGAAAAGTTGCTCGAAATGATTCACCGTATGGATTTGCTTCTCATGACGTTGATGCAATAAGAAATGAAAGTATTTTAGAAAAGCAGTGGCCTAACTCCGCTCCGTCCTAACGAGACAATTGGACCAGCCTCAAAATTGCCATTGACAACCCCCAGAATCCCCGTTATACCTCACATATCCAAACAACAGGGGTCACCGCTCCCCTTAAGCGGTACATCTTTTTATTCAAGGACATTTCCCACAACCAGACATAGCAGTCCTTGAAACAACCTCCGGCATACGGTATTCGTCTGCGTGCCGGTTGAGATGCGCCCTAACCGCGAGGCGGGCGGCGACCCTGTTGTCGTGGATAGTCTCAACCGGCACGCTTTTTTTGTGTCCCGGCATCCAAACAACAGGAGGTTAGAAAGATGGAAAAGGAGTTCACAGCAGTAAGGGAGTTCAGTTTCGACTCGCAGCGGCAGATGGTCAGGACCATGATCAACCGAGATGGAGAACCGTGGTTCGTTGCAAAAGATGTCTGTGATGTTTTGGAAATATCAAACAGTCGCGATGCTCTCCAAAAATTGGACGATGATGAAAGAGATTGTGTCGGTATAACCGACGCAATCGACAGAGATCGACAGACCAACATCATCAACGAATCCGGCCTCTACAACCTCATTTTCCGCTCCAACAAAACCCAGGCAAAAGTTTTCCGCAAGTGGGTCACCTCCGAAGTTCTCCCCACCATCCGCAAGCAAGGTTATTACTTCATCAGCCACAGGCTCGACATCCCCNNAGGCTCGACATCCCCGACAATCTTGACCAGGCCTGCGCTCTCTACAGTTGGTCCCGCAAACAGCGCATCGCCCTTGCCGGGCAGGTCAAAAAACTGCGCGATACCGAGCGGGCCTGCCTGGACCGCATTTCCCATGTCTCCCCTCCCCTTCAGATCCCGACCGGTCAGCAGCTTGTGCTGCCGTCCACCGCAACCGAACCGGCGGAGGTGATGCAATGAGACCCCTCACAAAAACCGGACAGGAAGAAGCCCATACCTTTAACCACGCAATCGACAAAATCAACGAAGTCCAGTCCCGGCTCACATTCCTCATGGAGTGCGCGCCGCTCAACAGCACCGCCTCCATGTTCACCAAAGAAGGCGTAAGCGGCATGGCCTGGATGGTCAGCGACATGGTGGATTCCCTGACCGAAGCTAGGGATAATCTCAAAAAAATCCTCAACATGCCCGAGGTAACGGCATAAGGCGCACATAGGACAATAAACAAACAGTGAATGGCACGCAAAAGGCCGGGGAAACCCGGCCTTTTCTTGTTCTCGCTGAGATACTTCCGCACTTGTCACAACTGCGGCATTGCTTCCGTGCTATCTGGCAATCATGGCCGTCAAAGGACTGATCGGAAAAATCGGCGCTTCAACCAACGATTCCGCACCCGGGGATTTTAAAGGTTCAGCCATCGAAGGCCGGAAAACCGCCATGAAAGGAGCATCCCATGACCAAAAAGGATAAAGCCCGCTTGGCCGAACTGATCGCCAAAGAAGACGCCCTCACCGAAGAGGAAAAAGCCGAGTTGGCAAAATTGCAGCAATACGCCGATCAGGAAACTGCCGAGATCGAACCGCCGGCGGATTTCCGCGAAGGCGCTTCGTTCGTGATCACCATGCGCGATAGCAAGCCGACCAGGGTGTACTACAAGGACGGCAAAGAGGTTGGGGCCGAAGATGCCGGGAAATAAGGGTCTGAAAACCTTTACCAAGGAATTGCGGATCAAGGCCGTATCCGGTGCCGAGTGCACGCCGGAAATGCTGGACAAGATCAACGACTTTGCCCTCACTCCGTTAAAGGCCGAGGACGTGTATGTCCGCAAGTTCCTTATGTCGCACAACTGCATTGATCGGGACAACGAGCGGTTTCCCGAACAAATGCTTGACCAGTTTGCGGCCACCATGCCCGGCAAGGCCTGCATCCCCAGCCATGACCGCAAATTCCTTCCTCTTGCCACATGGTTCGATTCATCCACCGAAACCATGACGCCCGACCAGTTCAAGGCTTTAACCGGCGAAACTCCCACCCTTCCCGCCGGGATTGATATGGTCAAGGTTCAATGGGCGTGGATGTATACCGTTGCCAAGGACTGGAACCAGCAAATGCGGGATTCCATTGATGCCGGGATTATCCGGTTCTGTTCAATCGGATTTGCCGCGGCCGACCTCAATTCGATCAAGGAAAGCCCCACCGGGCCAACCCTCTACTGGGAATATTGCTGTCCGGGCGAAGCCCTGGAAGGCTCCCTGGTTTGGCTCGGCGCGCAGCCGGGCGCAAGCGCGCAAAAGACCCTGAAGGATCAGGGAACCGATAAAAAGGAGGAAAACATGAAACATGTTATCTCGGCCCTGAATGGTATGGGTCTGAAAAGCCTATCTCATGACGCCACCGAAGAACAGGTGGTTGCCGGAATCACGTCCCTGCTCGACGAAAGGGACGCCACAATCAAGGCCCTGGAACCCAGGGCCGCCGATGGCGACGCCTATCGTGCGGACCTGGTGGCAGACACCGTCAAATTCGCCGCGCTGATCGGCGAAGTTGAAGACAACGAAAAGGCCAAGAAGGACGAAGAGGATTTCCTCAAAACTCTTCCCATCGTCCGTCTCAAGTCACAGCGGGACAAATACGAGGCCAAGGCCAGGGAAAAACATCCCACCTCTGCCCTTTTCATCGGCAAGGATCAAAGCGACCGCGAAAAGCGAGAAAAAGAAGCGTCGGAGCGCAGCCAGGAAACCAAAGGCCGCAAGGACTTCACGCGGCCCGAGCACAACGAGCTCTTTGGGACTGTCGGCCGCTAACCCATACCCGCTGAAACAGGGAGGATAATCACATGGCTGTCAAACTACGCGATTCGCTCGAACTGATCACCACTATCAAATACACAAACGCCGCTGCCACCACCGTTGACACGGTCTATCTCTTCAACGGCCGGGTTGGTCTGGCAATGAACAGCGCCGCCGCGGGAGCGCTCAACATCTACATCATCTGCGGCCTGATCGAGTACGCCTCGGAAACCGGAGTGGCCTGGACCGGCGGCGACAAGATTTACTGGGACGACACCAACAAGCGGTTTACCAAAACCAGCACCAGCAACACGCTGGCAGGCATCGTCTACGAGGACAAAGCTTCCGCGTCCGCCACCGGCATGGTCCTTCTCTGGCCCGGCGCATAACATCAACCTACAAACCCTTTAAGGAGGATTAAATATGCCTTTCATTCAACGAGGCGTCGGCCATACCGTCAAGCTCTTCACCGCCGAAACCTGCGGGATGATGAAGAACATGGATACCCAGGAACGCCGACAGAAACTGTGTGGAGTCCTGACGGCCTTTTTCCAGAACAAAATGCCCAACACACCGCTGGCGGTGG